CGGTGGTAGCCGTATCATTAGTCTCTCTGAGGCCCCTCCGAGGGGCGAACAGGGGGGGAGGTCAGACGCCGCGCGTCAGCACTCGGCCCACCTCATCAACGGAATATCTCCGTCGCCGCGGCTCATGCTCGGCCGCGTGACAGTCGCGGCACAGCAGCTCCAGGTTGCTCCAGCTCATAGATACCGCCGGATCCGAGATGTTATCCGGCGTCAGATGCACCTTGTGGTGGACGATGACCCCGGCCCGGGCCAGACCCATGGACAGGCACCGCTCGCACAGGCCGCCCACGCTGCTGGCATAACCGTCCCGGCACTGCCGCCAGGCCCTGGACTTGTAGAAGCTGGCTGCCCATGGCTGCATGCTGCTACCCTCCCAGACGACAAAAAAGGACGGCCAGCACGACAGGGGGCACCTGTCAGCACTGGCCGTCTTACAGCTCTCGCTCGATCGTTATGTTGATGACACCGCAGTCCCGGCACCAGAGCCCGGCCTGAACGATTACCGTCTTAGGCCAGAGCGTCGCAATGATCCGACGCCTACAGATTGGGCACCATGCGCGGCAGCTGCCATCGTCTAAATATCTCACTGCAATTATACCACGTTCCCCGCTATCCGTCAACTGATAGCGCCACGTTATGTCCGGCCTGGTCAATAGTTAATACCTCCCCCGAGACCAAAGATCGTCATCCGGCCCATGCCTGGGCGGGAGCCAATATTTAATATAGCAGTACTCGCCCCACTCGTTTCTCACGGTGTCAAAATCCAGCACCTCCGCCCCGGCCGGAGCCGCGGGCGTCACGTCGTCGGGGACCTCCATGGTCTCTTCCTGGGGACGCTCCAGGTTGCGGGAAGGGACGAAGTCCCGCTTGCCGGGATGCTGCTTGCCGTGGTCCCTGGCCTCGTGTGTCATGTAGTGGGCCTTGTCGGTGATCTGATCCCGGCCGCTGAGCCATTGGATGTCCACGCCGATGTCGTCGCCCCAGACCCAGAGGCTCCGGATCACGTCGAAATCATCCGCCCCGCACCGATTGAGGATCATGTGGTGGTGGAGCCGCTTGGACCCGTCGGACTGGACCTCCTGGGTGCAGTAGATATATTTGAGCTCCGCCCCCCGGGCCCGCCAGTGACGCCGCAGCGGTCCGATGAACTTCCGGGCCAGCAGCTTCTGGGCCGCGTCCCGGCTCTCCGGGAGATCCGCGTCCCGGTAGGTGAGCGTCACCCACCAGAATCCGCCTGAAAAATTGGCCGCGATCAGCGCCTCCAGCTTCTCAAACTGCCGCTGGAGGTTGAGCTTTGCCTGGGCCCGATCGGTGAGATTCCGCCGGGGCCCGCGCTGCCGTCGCTCCTGCCGGGTCAGCTTGGGGTAGGTGACCACCCGGCACAGCGGCCCGGCCTTAATTGTTTTGTAAATTTTCAACCGATCATATCAGACTAGGCCTCCCTGGGCGCGTCGAGGTGGATGGGTGGACAATGTCAGGACGTCTGGCTCTCGGCCTGCTCCTCCCGTTCCCAGGCCGCCAGGTCCACGCCGATCTTGGCCAGCTGGACCTTGGCCATGTAGGGGGTGTCGAGATCCCCTACATCGTAATAATCCCGCAGCTCGGTCCATGCCGCTTTGTATCTCCGGGCAAACCGCCGGAGCCGCCCGGCCCCGAAGCCGAACTCCCGGTGGAGCGCCCACATCATGCAGTAGATCTCGTTCTCCAGGAACCATTGCCGGGAGTCCCGCAGGTGTGCGGAGATCTCCTTATTCATGGCCTTCCGGCCGGGGCCGGTCCGGAGGTTCTCCGCCACGGCCTGCCGGAGCTGCTGCCGCTCCTTGCGGAGCCTGGACCCCTTACCCATTTTACACCGCCTCCCGGTCTCCCGTCAAGATGTAACGTGTGTCATAACCCGCCCAGGCCATAATCTGAAGGTACATGGTCCCGGGCGTGATCTCCGCCCTCCGCCACTTATAGACGGCGGATGGAGCAAGCCCCAGACGGCGGATCTCCGCCCGGACGGAGGTGCCCCGGCGATCCGCCTCCGCGGCGATCTCCGCATAGGCCCGCTGGGCGATGTCCGGGCAGGTTGTCTTAGCCATTCCCGTCACCTCGCGGCTCCCCAGATTGGAGGCGAACTCGCTTGTGGAAACCGGACTCGGTGGGGATAACCTCAACAAACAGGTCCCGCCGTGAATCGTCCTCCAGCCACAGCTCCAGGATGCGGGCGCAGCGCCGCGCCGTCTCTTCGGGGATCGACACGTAAATATTAACGCTCAACGATGTGCCTTTAGCCATCCCCGTCACCTCCCGGTTCCCGGATCCAGGACCGGACCGCCTCCGCGGCCAACTCGGTCAGGCTCCGCAGCTCGTCCCGCTGCGGGGCCGCAAACAGGACCGGCCCCCGGAGCTTATAACCGCCGATGATGCAGCAGGGAGGGAGGCCCCGCCCCACCTCGTTAAAGATAAGCACCAGATCCGAGCAGAGGGTGACGGTCTTAATGTGGCCGCCCACCTCCCGCTGGAGGGCCTCCAGGGTGTCCGGGATCTCGATCCACTGGAGGTCCTGCCCCGGCACCTTCCGCAGGAGGCGCAGCGTCTTCGGCGCCGTCATGATTTCGCCTCCCGGTCCCGGATGATGGGCCGCCGGACGGGGATACCGTACTCCCCGGTCCGGATCCACAGTCGCAGCATCTCCTCGCAGACGTCCACGTTATCCACGACGCAGTCCGCCAGGGCGTCCAGCACCCAGGAGGAAAGGTTGACATTGACCCATGTCCAGTCCTCGCACTCAAAGGCCAGGATAATGGTGGCCTGCTCGTCATTGTAACCATGACAGGAGGACCGCAGCAGGGGCAGCAGGTCCCGGATGGTCAGCACAGTCTCACCCACGGTCCCCACCTCCCATCCGGGCCAGGGCGCTCAGGTCGATGGCCGTGGCGCCGCCAGCCCGATATTTTTCCAGCAGCGCCGGGAGCTCGGGATGCGTCTGCATATGCTGCTCCAGGGTGGACTTGGCCGCATACTCCAGGGTCAGGATCATGGAGAGGACCCCGTGGCGGCTGGTGCGGCCCTCGATCCGGGACAGGATCCCCTCGGACGTTTCCGCCAGCAGGGCATAGTGTTTTGTTTCAACGATCTGCGTCCGGCCGGTCTCCCGGTCCAGGATGGTAATCTTGTAATCACTCATGATCCGGCACCTCCGTCCACGTGATGATTGTAAAGACCCCGGCCACATCGTGTTCGTAGCGGGTCCAGGCTCCGCCGTCCCAGTCTAAAAAATCCGCCCGGACGACCTCGTCCGTGTCCCCGGCTCCCCGGTATAGGCACACATAGCGCCCGTCCTCCGTGGGATCCTCCCTGTGCCAGCCGGTCCCGGCAGGGGAGGGGGCCGTGTCCAAATTGGACACGGGAGCGGCGGGACTTGTCTCCCCGTGGGCGTCCATGTCCCGGCACCGGCGCAGGGCCAGGATGCTCATAGCGTCCCACAGCAGGGACGGTGTGAAATACTCCAGGCCGTGGCCGTAGGAGATCCCCAGGGTGGAGTCCACCGCCGTGAGCCACGGGCCGGGCTGTCCGCCCGGGCGTCCGAAGCTGCCCCGGGCCTTGAGCATGGCCTTGAGCTCCGTGATTCCGTCGGACCGGGAGGTGATGGCCCCCAGGGTGGGGATCCGGCGGAGCAGCTCCGGCAGCAGCTCCTCAAACCCTGCCCACATGGTCCGGGAGATGAGGGGCTTCGGATCCTCGGGCGGCGTCGCCGCCTTCGCCGGTTCCGCCGGGGCGGCCTTGGTGGACGTGTCCAATTTGGACACAGCCGCCAGCTGGTCCGCCTCGCTCCGGCGGCTGAGGTCATAGGCCTGCTGGGCCGTGAGCCTGCCCGCCTCCAGCTGCGCCCGGGCCTCGGGGATCAGATGCTCGTTGACGGAGTGCATCCGGCTGACCTCGTTGCGGGATGTCCCGATCTGGTCCGCGATGTACTGCCCCAGGTTTTTCGGGATCTCCTTCCCGGCCTCGCGCCAGGCGGTGAGGATCCGCCGGAGCTCCGCCTCCTGCCGGCATTTTTCGGCGTAGGAGAGCTCCCGGGCGGTGGAGTTGGCCGTCACCAGGGCGAAGGTCTCGGTGAGATCGTCCATGTCCTCCATGACGATGGCGGGTATGGAGGCGTACTGGAGGTAGCCCTCGCCGCCCCGGGTGTACAGGTTGAAATATGCCCGCATCCGCCGGTGGCCGCTGATCAGCCGGTAACGGTAGGGGGAAGTGGGGGAGCCGGGGATAGCCATGACCCGCACCGGGTCCAGCAGCCCCACCGTGGCGATGGAGTCCGCCAGCTCCTGGATTCCCTCCACAGCGTAAAAATTGCGCTCGTTGGTCTGGATCAGCCCCACCGGGATCAGCTGGATCCTGTCCAATTTGGACACGGGGGCGTTTGCGCCGTAGGCGGTCTTGCTCAGATCAAAGGCCACTGTCTGCCGCCTCCTCTCCGGTCTCCGTGGGGACCAGCTCATCCGTCAGCAGCGCCCCGGGGGTTGTCCCGTCCACCCATCTGGAGGGCCGGTCGCACAGGGCGGGCCGGTTGCGGTCCAGCCGGTGGACCCGATCCAGCAGCAGCTCCGCAAACCGCCGGTAATCCCGGCCGGCGGCGGAGAACTTGGAATACTCCTGGAGCGCCATCCCCATGAAGGTGGACTCGTCCACCTTGTCCGTCCGCCGGATGCAGACGGGGAAGGGATTGAGGTTGTGGGCGGAGAGGGCCTCCAGGGCCTGGTTGCACACGGCGGCGTTGTGGTACATTGTGGGCAGGGTGCCCAGCACCTGGCACCGGGGGTTGTAGTCCGCCATGGTCTCAATCTGCCGGATCAGATACCGGGCCCCGGTCTGACTCCAGGCGTCCAGCCGCACCGGGATAACCACCCCATCACTGGAGCAGATGGACGCCACCGATGTGGCCTGGAAGGCAGGGGGGCAGTCAATGATGACGTAGTCATAGGCCCCGTCCTCCCGGAGGGCCTCCATGATGTCCCCCATGGCCTTGACCGTCTGGGCGGCCTCGTCAATTGGCAGATAAAACAGGTCATCGGACCCCGCCAGGATGTCCAGGTTCCGGTAGCGGGTTGGCTGGGTGTAATCGTCCACGCAGCCGCCGAAGCGCAGGGCCTCGTAGAGCCCGCAGGGGTCCTGGTTGGTCAGGAGCATTTCGGTGGCGTTTGCCTGGGGGTCCGCGTCCACCAGCAGCACCCGCTGCTCATGGTCCCCGGCCAGGATCTCCGCCAGATTCACCGCGGTGATGGTTTTGCCCACCCCGCCCTTCACGTTCATGATGCTGATAACGACCATTTTGCTTCCTTCCTTTCTTCGACGTCAGATTAACAGATCCTCCTGCCGGAGGCCGATGTCCACCCCCAGAGCCTGGAGGGCGGCGTCGATGCTCAGCAGCGCCCCTCTGACTGCCATCATCAGACTGCCCCAGAGGGGATCCACGGTCTCCGGCGGCGTTTCGCCGTCTTTCTTGGCTTCCACCCGGGCCTGGGCCTCCGCCCGGGCGGCAGGCACTACAATCTCGCACATGGCCATGACGATGGCCGCCTCAGCGCCCGCGCTCATGTTGGCAATTTGCACCGGATGGTCCTCCAGAGACTCTCCGAGCAGGCGGACGGCCTGCCGTGCCGCCACGTTCATGTCCCGGATTCTCCGGGCTATGTATGCAGCCTTTTCGATGGCCTCCGCCACGGTTTCATCCTTCGTGTCAATCATTGTTCCTGTCCTTCCTTTCGTGTTGTCACTGGCTGCCCATCATGGGCAGCTGCTCAAATTCCGCCGGCACCGGTGTGTCCGGGGCCAGGGGCTCCACCGTCTGGGGCTTCGGCGGCTCCCAGGAGCACATGGAGCCGTCCCGGAACCGGCCGTTGTAGGGGATCCACTGGAGCACCGCCCGCCCGGTGGGGCCGTGGCGGTTTTTGCCCACATGGACCTCAAAGGGCTGCTCCTTGTAGTCCGGGGGCCGCTCTGCCTGGGTCTGATAGAGGGCCGGACGGTGCAGCAGCAGGATCCCGTCCGCGTCCTGCTCCACCGCCCCCGAGTCCCGGAGGTCCGAGATCTGGGGACGCTTGCTCTCCCGGCTCTCGCTCTGCCGGTTGAGCTGAGCCAGGCACAGGATGGGGCAGCCCAGCCGCCGGGCCAGCCGCTTGAGGCTCCGGGAGACCACGGAGACCCTCTCATAGCTGGAGGCGTAGCGCTCCTGGGTCTCGATGAGGCCCAGATAGTCGATGACCACCAGCTCAGCCCGGACGGATTTGGCCATCAGCTCGATGTCCGCCACCGTGGCCCCCTCGGCCCGGTTGATCAGCAGGCGGCTGTCCCCCAGGGTCTGGACCGCCGCCCGGACCCGCCCGGCCATATCGCTCCGGAGCTGCCGCCCGTAGAGGAGATGGCCGATCCCCACGCCGCTGATGTTGCTGACCCGACGGCAGGTGATCTCTATGTCCGTCATCTCCAGGGAGACAAACAGCACCGGACGGGTCCGGGCCGCCTGCTCCGCGATCATCAGCCCCAGGGAGGTCTTGCCCACCCCGGGCCGGGCCCCCAGGATGTAAAGCCCCGTGTCCATCATGCCGGACCCCAGGATCCGGTCCAGGGAGGGGAATCCCGTGGGCACCGTGATGGAGCCGCCGCCCTCCAGGGTCTGGCGGTGCTCCAGAAACCGCACCAGGCTCTTGTCATTGCTCAGGACGCCGGTCTCCCGGCCCTGGCCGATCCGCTCCAGCTGATCCAGAGCGGCGCCGATGATCTCCCCGGGGCTCTCCTTTCGGAGGGTGGCCCCGGTCACCAGGCTGTCCGCCAGCTCCCGGATGGCTCCGTATTGCCGGTTCCGCCGGACCGCCGCCACATAGTCCATGCACCGGTGGGCCGTGGGGGTCCGGTCCAGCACGTCCACAAACCAGCTCTGGTCCACGCCGCACCGGGCCGACACCGTCATGGCGTCGATGACCTGATCCTCCTGCCACATGCGGAGCATCACCTGGTAGACCGCCCGGGTCTGCTCCGTGGCGAAATCCTCCGGGCTCAGGCTGGCCTGGACCTGGGGCAGGTAGCTGCTGTCCAGCAGCAGGGAGCCGATGACGCCGTGCTCCGCTAGGTAGTCCACGCCGTCACCTCCCTCAGTACCACTCGCCCACGTCCGTGGGCTCGATGGTCTCAGCTCCGGCAGGGGAGGAGGTGGCGGGCTTCGCCGGGAGCCAGTCCCAGACGATGCCCTGATAGTTGGCTGCCATGCTCCTGCGGATCACGTCCGCCATGGCCGCCTCCCCGTGCTCTTCCGCCCTCCGGCGGATCTGGGAGATCAGGCTGCGGCGGCCCGTGGGCTTGTAGGTCTGGCGCTTCTCCTCCTTGTAGCTGAGCCAGTCCAGCACGGCGCTGGAGAGTTCCGGCCCCATCTCCAGCACCTCCGGCGGAAACGGCTCCTTCGGACCGGCCCTTTCCCCCTGGGGGGTAAGGGGGGTATATTTATCTTTGTTATTCAACATTATATTAGGGGGGCAAATTTTTGCCGGGGTCCCCGGCATTTTTTTGCCGCCCCCCGGCAAATTTTTGCCGGGGTCCTGGGCAGCTTCGTCCTCCACCACCCGGCGGATTTCCGCCGGGCGCTGCGGGAACGCCGCCAGGTAGATCCGCCGCCCGCCGGGGATCCCCGCCTCCAGCTGCTCCACCTGGATGTACCCCCGGTCCCGGAGCTGGCCCAGAAGGTTGCGGAGCGTGCGCTCCTTGCACTCGAGATACCGGCACAGAGTCTCGTTTTTGGCCCAGCAGTAGCCCCGATCGTTGCACAGGTTGGAGATCAGCCCGTACAGCAGCCGGGCATTTGGGGGAAGGTCCCGGTCAAAAAAGACCGGGGCCGGGATCACCACATACGCAGAGCACCGCTCTGTTTGCTCAGCCATCGGGGACCACCTCCCCGAGGGCCCTTCTGTCCCTTTCTCGTTCCATTGTCCCACGTCCTTTCCTTCGTGGCCTCCTTCGGCCGCACGCTCCGGCGCCTCCTGCCTTCCTCGGACGGCCCCCGGGAGGGGGACCGCCCTTGAAAGAAAGGAAGTAATCACACCCTGAGATGGGTGCGCCAATGGAACCCGGCGCGAAGGGGACGCCGGAGCCTGCGGTTGAGGGGGTGGTCCCGCCGCCGGGGGCTTTGTATCGTGCTTCGTTCGGCCTGAAGCAAGAATCCCGGCGGCGGGTATGAACTTGTCGGCGCCTGCTGCGGCAGGCTCCCGCGAACGTCCGTGGCCCAGTGTGTGACACAGAGGAGTGGTTCCGTTTGCTGAATGGAGGTAATCATGCTGGCCACGGACGCCCGCCTTGATGAGGAGAATTGCGATGCGGGCGCTATGGCTGGACGCCCGCGGCAGCCTGCCGCCGCCTATTTGTGCTCCTGGAGATCGACGCCGTAGACCTCCAGGATCCGGTCCCTGAGCTCCAGGCTGACGGTGCCGCGGATCAGGGAGTTGCGGATGGTGTCCCGATGGCACCCCACCACCCGGGCGATCTCCCGGAAGGACGCCCGGTCCTCCAGGTCAACCAGGGCGGAGATGGACAGGGGCACCATCTCCTTGTTGCCATATTTCAGGGTCCCGCCGCTGTCCTGGGAGCGGCGGCGGCGGATGGGCTGGAACCGCTTGCAGGCCAGGCCCGGATCGCAGCCCCGGCGCTGGCCGGTCTTGCTGAGATACAGGCAGGCGACCCGCCCCTCGATCCAGCCGTGAAAGACGCACTCCAGGCAGTGCTCGTCCCGTTCTGTCATCAAAACAGCCGGGGTTTGGCTGAGACCTTGCCCAGCCGGACGGCGATGCAGTCCAGGACCACCGCCCCGAAGGACTCGCCCCAGACCTCGCAGGCCTTTCGGACCGCCTGCATCTCCGCCGTGGCCTCCACCACGGTGGTCTTCTCCCCCAGGCTCACCTGGTAGCGGTAAACGCTGGGGGTTTTCGGTTTGCTCAATGCTCCACGCTCCCTTCCGGATCCGGCAGGGGCAGCGGCTGCGCCGCCGGCCGGATCTCGCCCAGGGCCCGGGCCTGGTTGCGGATCTCGATCCGCTCCAGCTCCCGGGGATCCTCCCGGGCTACGCGCTGGAGGATGCGGCGGACCTGGTCGGAGATCTCCGCCCGCACCCGGTTAAGCTCTGCCGGGGTCCGGCCCGCATAGGCCGCGTCATTGATATAACAGACCCCGTGTGTGGTCTGGTAGGCTGCCACGATCATGTCCGTCACCTCGCTCCATCTTAGATCTGCCCGGGCGCGATTATGCGCCCTTGCTCTCCGCCATGCCCAGCCGGGCACGCAGGGTGTCCCGGTCTGCGGCCTCCGCCGTGATGGAGGCCAGGGCCATGCCCTCGCCGATCCCCACCAGGCGGCCCTTGGTGTAGGGATCCTGCTCAATCATGTCAGGCGCTCTCCTTGTTATCGGCTCCGGCGACCTCCTGGGCAAACACCAGGGCACGGAGCACACAGAGGGCGTTGTCCTTGTTCGCGTCGTTCAACTTGGCAAGCAGGTCTCGCAGCTCTGCGCTTTTTTCGGCGTAGTTGGAAATTTGAGTCATATTACGCACCTTCCTTCGTTTTGTTGTGTTGCTAAACACAATATAACACAGATGATTGGAGTTTGTCAACACATAAATATTTTATTTTTTGTGTTGACATGCGCAATTTTGTGTTGTATAGTTGAGACAGGCCACAAAACCGTTGAAAGGAGGGCAGATTTTGAAAGACCGATTTAAGTTTATCCGGGACGCGCTGGACATGTCTCAGCGTGAGTTCGGGGAGAGCCTGGGTGTCAGCCGTGACGTGATCAGCAACATCGAGTACGGCCGCGTGGAACCGAAGGACCTGATCATCCAGCACGTCTGCGAGAAGTACAAGGTGGACGAGCACTGGCTCCGCACAGGGGAGGGAGATCCGAACATCGGTGGCGGGCTGGACGCCAAAACGGCGGAGGCCATGCGGATTTTCCAGACACTCCGCCCTGAGTTCCAGGACTACGCTCTGGAGCAGATCCGGAAGCTCGTGGACCTCCAAGACAAGTAAAAAAGCACGGCGTCGGGGATCAGATCTCCGGCGCCGTGCTTTTGTGTTGCTTTTTGTGTTGATGTTTGTTATTATGTGGGGGAGGATTGATTTTTTATCACCGTGCCAGAATGAACGGAGGGAATACACCATGGCATTATTCAGATCCCAGGAGGAGAAAACCCAGGAATTTATCGACCGTTACGGCCTCACCGGCCTGACCAATGAGGCGGACCAGGCGTCGGTCTATAAAATTGCCACGGAGCTGGTAGGCACCGGCCTCATGGAGACGGGCATGACGCTGAGCGCCTTCGGCAAATCATCAGAGGCCCTGCTGCCGGTCTATTACCAGCGGGCGATCCTGGAGCAAAACTGGATCATCATCCGGCAGCTCGACCGGATCAGCGCCGCCCTGGAGGAGCTGGCGAAGAAGTAACCGTGTCCAATTTGGACACGACCGGAGGAAGGAATCACAATGGAATACGCCATTTACCTGCGAAAATCCCGGGCGGACCGGGATCTGGAGGCGGCAGGCGGGGAGGACACCCTGGAGCGGCACCGCCGGACCCTCCTGGAGATGGCCGCCCGGCAGCACCTGACGGTGACGCAGATCTATGAGGAGGTGGTCAGCGGCGAAAACCTGGCCGCCCGCCCGGAGATGCAGAAGCTGCTCAATGCCGTGGACCAGGGCTGTTTTGCCGGGGTCCTGGTCATGGAGGTGGAGCGCCTGGCCCGGGGCGACACCATCGACCAGGGCATCGTGGCCCAGTCCTTCAAATTTTCAAACACCAAAATAATAACCCCGATAAAAACCTACGACCCAAACGACGAGTTTGACGAGGAGTATTTCGAGTTCGGGCTGTTCATGTCCCGCCGGGAGTACAAAACCATCAACCGCCGCCTCCAGCGGGGCCGGGTGGCCAGTGTCAACGAGGGGAAATGGCCCGCCCACATGGCGCCCTACGGTTATCGCCGGGTCAAGCTGGAGCGCGAGAAAGGCTGGACCCTGGAGGTCATAGAGGAGGAGGCCCAGTGGGTCCGGAGGATCTTCACCTGGTACACAGAGCCCTCCGAGTACCCCGCCGGGACGGTCCAGCAGATGGGCCCGTACCTGATCGCCAAACGCCTCAACGGCCTGGGGATCAAAACGCGGCGGGGCTCCCTCTGGACCGGCGGCACCATCAAGGAGATCGTGACAAACCCCACCTATGTGGGCATGGTCCGGTGGGGCTGGCGGCAAAAACAGCAGCGGGTGGAGGATGGCGCCGTCATAACCTCCCGCCCCCGGTCATCGGATTATATCGTCAAGCCGGGGATTCACCCGGCGATCATCGACCAGGAGACATTTGACAAGGCCCAGATCCGGGCAAAGCACCCCTCAAAACCGGGGCCCAAACAGATCCAGATCAAAAACCCCCTGGCGGGGCTTGTGATCTGCGGCCAGTGCGGCCACAGCATGGTGCGCCGGCCCTTTGGCTCCGGGCGGTCTGATCAGCTCATGTGCGCCTATCCCGAGTGCTCCACCGTGGCCTCGGATCTGGCCATCGTGGAGGCCGCCGTGCTGGAGGCCCTGGAGCGGTGGCTGGAGGGATTTGAGGCGGAGCCGCAGACCGGACCCGTGTCCAAATTGGACACCACGGACATGGAGGCGGCCCTGGCGGCTCTGGACAGGGACCTGCAGCAGCTAGACGCCCAGGAGGGCCGGGCCTATGATCTGGTGGAGCAGGGGGTCTACACCTCCGAGGTCTTTTTGGCCCGGATGCGGACCATATCGGACCGGCGGGAGAAGCTCACCACCCAGGCGGAGACCATCCGCCAGGAGCTGGACCGGATCCGGCAGTCGGAGGCCGCCGGCGCGGCGCTGATTCCGCAGCTCCGCCACGTCCTGGACGCTTACCCATCGGGCACGATCCAGGAGAAAAACAACCTCCTCCGGAGCGTCCTGGAGAAGGCGGAATATACCAAAACCCGACGGGACCGCTGGAAAGGCGGCGGCGACATGCAGCTGACCCTGTTCCCCCGGATTCCGAAATAATCAGCCCATTTCACTGATATATTTAACGGTTCAATTCGTTCAACCGTTAATTATATCTATGACAAACACGGCAGCGGATTTCTCCCGCTGCCGTGTTTTTTTGAAAAAATTTTGAAAACCCCTTGACAATACACGCTACGCGTGTTATAATTAAGACACAAAGACAAGGGAGGCAAACACCGAGAGAAAGTGACGTTTATGGGACACCCGCCCCATAGAATAGACTAAAATTTAAGTAGGACAAACAAATGAAAAAAGAGCTTGAGAATCTGTTAACACTGGGCCACGAGGGCAAAACGCTCCGGCTAAACGGAGCGTTTGAATTGAGAGCCAGATACATCGGCATTGACGGGATGAATGTGGAGTTGTCCGGCAAGGCCCCCGCAGACGTCAGCATCGATCTGGTTTACACACTGGCGCACGACAAACTGTTGTTCCGGGCTATGCCAATCACTGCCAGAACGGCGGCAGAGATCCAGACCGAGGCCGCCGAAAAGATGGAGACGATGTGCGCCGAAATTGGGAGAGAGCTTGCGGCCAGCATCCGCAACGGCTATCTCCCCGATTAAAGGAGGCCATCGTATGACCGACAAACAGTTATCCGACATCTGGGCCGACGCCCAGACCGCCCCGGACCCGGATGCGTTTGCCTCCGACTGGGCCTTGTCCAGCGCGGCCCTGGACCCGGAGGACCCCGACCAGGAGATCGACCTGGAGCGATTCGAGCAGCTCCGGACCCTGTGGCACGTTGCCCACGACCCATTCCGGGATCTCCTCCGGCGCCTGGGCCTGCGGCAGATCGACTGCGCCACCCGGTTCTGCATCCCCATCCGGTCCGTCCAGGACTGGACTGGGGAGCGCCGGACCCCGCCCCCGTATCTCCGTCTGATGATGGCGGAGGCGGTGGGGCTGGTGAGGCTCCGTGGCTAAGGCCCGGGACCTCACCGGTCAGCGGTTCGCCAGCCTGGAGAACGCAAAAAAAGCCCGCCTGGAGGCGGAGGACGAATACTTTGCCCCCATCCTGGAGGCATTTGATAACGACACCGGAGGTGCAGACCATGACTAACCTGCAGGAGATCCTGTTCACCCGGGCCGCCGAGGCCCTGGAGGCTCTTCGGCTGGAGCAGATCCGCTGGCCGGAGGAGGACCACCAGCTGACCCGCCGAACCTACTGCGCGTTGAAGGAGGTTATCAACGAGGCGGGCCTGGGGGAGGCCTTCCAGGCTTGGATGGACGCCCGATAATGACAAAGAGACCGGCAGGGACTGACCCCGCCGGCCTCTTGCTGTCTCCGATTTGGTTCTAACGGCCCCGCACAGGAGGGCCTGTCAGCCGATAAAACCAGATCCCCCCGGATTTGGTTTTACCTGACCCCGCCGGAATAGGCCACAAACCCGCACTTATAGGCGGAGCTCCCGTCCACCTGATATTTCACGAGATACCGCCCGTTAACAATCGCCAGGCACTCGCAGACCTCATAGGGGTTGAGGCTGCCGGTCTTCTTGGTCAGGGACGTGTCCGCGTAGACCTTCTCCGCGGTGCTGCCGTTGCGGTAAGTTTTTGCCACAGGGAAACCCTCCTCTTCGTTCTCCCCGCCATCGTCTCCGGAGGATGGGGGGGCATATTTGTCCGCCTGGATGGCGCACCAGGAGACAAAGATGTCACACCAGGGCTGCGCCTGGAGGGACGGCCAGATGTCCCGGGCGTACTTGTTGTAGTTGTCACTCCCGGCGCCGCCGCTCCATTTGTCCAGGACCGTGGGGTCCTGCTGGACGGCGCTCCGGGATTTCTCCAGATACCCCAGCTGCCCCTGGGCCACCGCCACGATCCTGGCAGCCTCCCCGGCGGCGTAGGCGGGCCGCCCATAGCCCAGGATGTAGGTGGTCCCCACAGAGTAGCTTTTCCGGACCACCGCGCCCCCGTTGGGGGTCAGGCCGGAGGATCCGGAGGCGTTGCCCTCGATGGTGGTCACATAGCCCCCGGCGCATTTTTCAACCAGGCCCACATGGCAGGCGACGCCCCCGCTCTGGAAGAAGATCACGTCTCCCGCCTGGGGGGTTACGCTGCCCCGGGCATGCCACCGGCCCTGGCTCTTAAAAAACTGCACATGGGTGGGACAATAGGCATATTTCCCGATCTTCGCCGCAATGCTCACGACTCCGCGCCCCCTTCCTCCGTGTCCAATTTGGACACGGTCTCCTCTCCGGCTTTGTTGACCGTGTCCAGGGTGACCTTCAGCCCCTTGGCCAGCCATGGGGGGCAGGGTCCGCCCATTTTGATGCTGTTCTCCAGGATAGAGCCCAGCTCCGTGATGATGTACCAGACCAGCACCACCGGGTAGACGATCCCCGGCCAGGTCATGTGCAGCACGGGGATGTGGATGGCCACCAGGGCGCAGCAGGCGTCAAAGAGCATCGCCACCAGCACGGCGGCGATCATGCCGCCCTTGTGCCAGAGGCCCGCCCTGGCCACGGAGCTGTCCCACTCACCGTTGAGCCTGGCCGCCATGGAGCCGGTCACATAGTCGAGGACCATGGCCGCCACCCAGATCAGCAGCAGGGCCCCTTTCCAACCAACAAACAGCCCGATCACCCCGAAGAATCCCGTGATCGCCGCCTTGATTTCAAGCGCTTTTGTTTCCATGTTCCGCCCTCCTCAGGTGTAATTCTCCGGATTGTCATAACTCTCGATGTAATCATTGGCCGGGGCGAACTCGATCCGGGTGAAATCCTCCGGATGCTCCCAGATATAGCGGCTGACGGCGTCGCCCACCAGCTCCCCCAGGGCCCGGTAGCCGATGGAGGTCCAGTGGTGCTGGATCACGTCCACGGAGAAGAAGGGGTCTCCCATGTCCCAGGGCCGCCGGTCCAGCAGGTCGATGGGGAACAGGACGTTGCCCTCCGCCTCCACGGTGTCCCGGAGGAGATCCATGACGGCGGTCCACCGGTTTTTGACGGTCCGGGCGGCGGTCTCCGTGGGGTAGGTCCCGTAGAGGAGCACCCCGATGTGGACGGGGGCGCCCTTGGCGGCGTAGTAACCGGAGATCTCCTGGATGATCCGCCCGTAGCAGCCGTAGATGGTGTCGGCGTTCTGGGTGCAGTCCTCCAGGTCGATGTCCTCCAGAGTGCCCAGGGGGATGGACCGGGAATTGTTAGCACCGTAACAGATAATGACCAGGGGCACGTCGTGGTCTCCGTCCAGGGCGCAGGCCAGGGAATTGTCCCCGGTGGGCTGCCCCCGGAGCTCCCCGAGGATGAAGGTGTCGGGGCTCATGCCGTGGAGGGAGTGGTTGTAGACGGTGCTCCGGAGCTGCCGGGCGAGATAGACCGGCCAGGAGATGCTCTTGTCGTCGATGGCTCCGGCGGTGGTGGATGGGTCCGGGTAGACGTGCCCGGCGCCCAGGGAGTCGGAGTAGACGGCGAAGCGTTTAAAGGCGGCCATGAGGCCCCGGGGCCGGAAGTCCCAGGCGGCGGCAGCGGCGGCGGAGTGGAGGACAGCCTCCACCTGATCCCCGATTTCGGGGGTGATCCCGGGCTGGTAGACGCTCTCCCGGAGCACCACCCGCACGGCGGCGGGATCCTCCAGGGGGAAGAACCCGCCGGGGGCCTCCCTGTATCCCAGGGACTCCCCGGTGCCGTCGGTGTGGAGCACCATGCAGTAGAGCCGGTAGCCCGCGGGAATCGTGAAGCTCAGCCGCACGCACCCGGCGGCGGGGAGATCACAGCTGCGGATGTAATATTCCGACGACACCTCGGTCCAGTCCTCGGCGTGGAAGGTCCCGGCCTCCCAGGGGATGGGGAGGGGGCGGCCCTCTCCCACGGCGGCGGCGAGCCGGAGGTCCAGATCCGTCACCTCCGGGGCGGGGCAGAGATCCCGGCTCCAGGCGCCGTAGGCTCCGCCCAGGGCGTACCGGATCCCCATTTTGGGGGTGGCCTGCATGAGGATCTGCACCGCCCCGGTGCTGTTCTGATTGGACGCGCCCACCCAGAGGATCCCGGTGGCCTGGGGGTCAAACCAGTCCGGCACGCCGGTGTAGCTGCCGGCCTGGTAGAGATAATAGACCCCGGGGGACGTGATCCCGGTGAGGCTGCTGCCCTTTTCCAGGGCGGCCCGATAGAGGAGGGACGTGGCCAGGGCGTCCCCCACGACCTTGGCGTCTGCCAGATAGCCGGACTTGGTGAGGGTGCTGTCCAGGCCCCACCAGGCGGTCCAGCTGCCGCCCTGATAGGTCCGGACCTGCATCTCGGACACGGTGGACACGGCGATCTGGATGACGCCGGAGGTGGCGGCGGCGATACCGTGGCCCTTGACGATGAGATTTCCCCCCAGGTCGCTCCAGGGCCAGGCGTGGATGCCCGGGGAGCTGCGGACGTCCGTGCCGCGGACGTACCAGCCCCCGGAGGTCCGGTATTCGTCCAGATCCGCCGCGGCGGGGAGATTTCCCCGGGCCAGAAGGGCCTGGGCGTCCACGGCTCCGGCGTCGGCGGCCTTGCCGGACTCGGACAGGGTGGTGTCCAGCACCAGCACCTGATTGTTGACGGCCTCCTCCACGGCCTCCGCCACCTCCACCAGGGAGGCCCGGACGTCCTTGCCGTGGGCGGCCCCCTTGAAATTGGCGATGGCCTGGGAGAGATCAATATTGCTTGCCATGCTCCATCCTCCTTATGCTCCGCCGCTTCCGGCGGTGTTTCGTTCTTCCAGGGCCTCCACCCGCTGGGTGAGATCTCCCAGATCCGTGACCACCCCGGCCACGGTGACCTCCACGGTGCCCACGGTGCCGGAGGTCCGGCCCACGGCCCGCAGGGCGGTGGTGACGGCGTCGGAGAGCCCGGAACGGGTGACGCCGAAGGTGTATTTATCCCGGTCCGGCCTCTGCCAGTCCCGCTGGATCTTGACGCACTCGAGATACTCGTCGTAGCCGTGGCCCGGGGAGACCACCCGGACCCAGGCCCCGGGGAAGAAGGCCCCGGGCTCCGCCCCCAGCCGTCGGAGATCCACGGCGTCCACGGTGAGGCTCAGGGCCTCCCCCAGCATCTCCCCCAGCCGCTGCTGCCCCGCCGTCTTGAGGGCGGCGGCGGTCTTGCAGTCGGAGAAGGTCTCCGTGGCGGTGATTTTTCCGTAGATCCCCGCCAGGGTGCTGTCCTCCAGATAGATTTTTCCGCTGTTCACCGAGGCGATGGTCAGGGGCTGACCGCCGGACTGCTTCGGCCCCAGGGGAACCAGCCGGGTGTAGAGCCCGTCGGCGTCCAGGTTCTCCTCGAACTCCAGGAGATTCCGCCCGTAGCGGATCTCCTGGCCGCACATGGTCCCCTGGCTGGCCAGGGTGTCGAGATAGGTGACCACGGACCCGTCCTCGGTGACGCTGCGGGTCAGCAGAAAGCCCCCCGCGATGGAGCACCAGTCCTCCAGCAGCACGTTAATCGTATTGGCGTAGTCCTCCCGCCCGGCGGTGATCCGCTCATCCCGGGTGCCGGTGGCGGCGTAGGCCGCCGCCTGCGTGTCCAAATTGGACAGATCGAACCGGAAGGAGCTGCCCAGGATCTCATTAACCCGGTTCTGCACCCGCTCATAGCTGACGTCCAGGGCCTCCAGGGCCCGCCGCCGCCGCATGCCGGAGCCGAACTCCCCGTTAATGACCCGCCGGGCGTAGTCGTCCACGTCGTAGTCCGGCTCCGCCACCGGGGACCCGTCCTCCGGGGGCTTTTCCCCCACCAGCCACCAGCAGGTGCCCATGCGGATCTGCCGGTCCGGCTCCACCTGCTCGTTGTGCCGGGCCAGGATCCAGGAGAGGTACCCGGACTTCGGCCCGGCGTAGGCGTGGGGCGGGAGAATGGAGTCGTTGAAAAACGCCAGGGCGCTCTCGCAGACCACCTCCCGGCAGTTGTCGGTCCTGCGTTTGGAGGAGAGGCACCGGCCCAGGAAGGTGATCTCCCCGTTCTCCCGGACCGTCACCGTGGAGATGAGGTTCCGGAGGGAGGAATACCCGGCGTTCCCCGGGGGCAGGGTAAAGGTCAGGGTGTCGGCCTTCCCCAGCTCGGACTTGAGGGTGGGGGAGAGGATCCCGTACCGGGGGTCCTGGAGGTGGGGGGCGTAGATCAGGGCGTCCCCGGCCCGGACCGTAATCAAAGCCGCCCTCCCCGGTATTTGACCGACACCGTCCCGGTGCCGGTGAATACCAGGTCCTCCTGGGAGTAGTCCGCCGGGAGCCGGAGATCCGCCAAAACGGAATAGTCCGTGGTCAGGGCATAGGTGACGCCCCCGGCGGTGACGGTCATGCCGGAGGTGGATGCCTTCACCTGGGGGGAGCCCCCGAAGGGGGAGGAGATCAGGTGGAGGGTGTAGCTGCCGTCCACCTCGATGGCCCCATACTCCCGGATCACCCCGTATTCAAAGCTGAAGGGGTCCCAGAGCCAGTCCTCGTCGCTGGCGGTGATGTCCATTTTGAAGGGGCTGAACCGCCCGGAGATGGTGATCCCCGAGGATCCATCCTTGTCCGGGTCCTCCACCGTGAGCCGCCCGGAGAGATACACGTCCGGCTCCCGGTCCTCTATGATCTCCACCCGCCGCCCGTGATAGCGCCGGACCAGCTCCGTCCGGACTGTCAGCCGCCGGTTTTTCGGTCCCCGGAGGTAGAAGGGGAAGGACCCCTCCCGGTCCCGGTACACCGGGTAGCCGAAGAGGCTCTCCGTGAGATCCAGGGACCCGTGGACCCCGGGGATCTCCAGATAGCTCTCCTCCGGCTCCGCCTCCTCCAGCACCGCCGCCCCGGCGGGCACCAGGGAAAAGTCCCGGAAGCTGTGCTTCCCGCCGGTCAGGCCCAGGGTGATGCCCCGGTGGGTCCTGTAATAGCTCTCGGCCATTTAGATCGTGCCTCCTCTCGCGGCGATGGTCTGCCGTCCCCGGAGCTCCGTGTCCATCCTGGGGGCCAGCTGCCCCACTGTGGCGTCTCCGTCCAGCACCACCGCCATGTCCGCGATCCGCGGGAGATAGCGCCTCAGAAGCCCCAGAGCCTCCTCCGCCCCGTTTCCGAAGCCGGAGACCTGGGACACGCCCCCGGCCTCCCGGGCCGTCTGGGCGGCGCTGAGGCTCTCCTGGAGCATCCCCCGGGACTCTGCAATCAGGGGCTCCATGTTGTCGGCGATGCCCGCCGCCACACCTGCGGGGATCCAATGGCCCACCTCCTGGGCAAAGAGCCGGGAGGGGGAGTTGATCTGACCGGCGCTCCGGGCGGCGGCTGCCGCCTGCCGGACCATGCTCACCGCGGCGTTGACGGCCTGATAGGCCCCGGACCGGATGCCGGAGGCCACACCGGCGGCGATGTTGGATCCGATGGACTCCCAGCCCCCGACCCCGGAGGCCGCCGAGTAGGCCGCTGTCATCATGGTCCCGGCGGCGCCGGAGACCTCCCCGGACCCGGCGGTGATCCCCGAGGCCACCTCCGTGGCGTCGGCGGAGCCCACCTCGGTCCATCCGGTGACGGCCTGGGCCGCCGCCAGGGCCGCCTCCATCATGGTGCCGGAGGCGGTGGAGGCGTCGGTGCCGCCCTGGGTGAGGCTGTTGTAGACCTCCAGCACCCCCTGGTCCGCGGCCGTGGCGAACATGGGGGCGAAGGTGGCCATGGTGCCTTCCAGGTCCCCGGCCATGGCCGCCACCTGGGCGGCCGCCGCCGGTCCCATGTCCTGGAGGTACTGGACGAAGGCCATGGCGGCCTCCTGACCGCCCTCGCCTGCGTAGGTGGCCGCCTCCGCCCACAGGGAGGCCATGTGGGTGTTCCACCCGGCCACTGCGCTGAGGTTGGCCTGGAGGTTTTCGGCCATTTTGGACACGCTCATGTCGAGATCCGTGTCCAGCAGCTGGAAACTGTTGACGATGCCGCTGGTGGCGCTCTGCACCTGGGATCCCCACTCCTGGGCGGTGATCCCGTTGTCGATCAGCCATCCGGAGAGCTCCGTGACGGAGAATCCGAAATCCCCCACGGCGGAGACCAGGGCCGGGTAGTCCCGGAGCAGCTCCTGGTTGGTGGCCGCCAGATTGAGGGTCTCCAGGGCCTCCGCTGTCAGGGCCCAGACCGTCCGGTCGCAGCCCTCCCGGAGCCCGTCCATCTGCCCGGATAGCTCCTCGTAGGTCTGCCGGAGATCCCCGCCGGAGGTGATGGCGTCGTAGGCGGCGTAGCCCAGCTCCGCCATCTCCTTGGTGGTGTCCTCGGCGGCGTCTCCCAGACCCTCGGTCTCCTCCTCCAGCTCCTCCGTGCCGTCGGTCAGCTCCGCCACGGCCTCGGCGGCGGTCTCCAGGCTGCCGCCGTAGGTGTCGATGTCCCGGCCGGCGTCGGCCATCTCCCCCCGGGCCCGGCGGACGCCCTCCCGGGCGGTGTCCACGGCGGAGGAGGCGGTCTTCACGGCGTCGGTGAGATAGACATAGTCGTCGATGGGGCCGGAGATGTTCCCCAGGCTGTCCATCCACTGTTCCTCATACTCCGCCACGGCCTGCTGGGCGTCGGAGAGCTCCTTCTCCCGGGCGGTGAGCTCCTCGGTGGCCTGGGCATAGAGGCTCTGGGCCTGGGCCTTCCGCTCCAGGGCGGCGTTGTATTTCTCGGAGGCGGCGTACTCGCTGTTGAGCTGCCGCATCTCCTCCGCCGTGCGGCTCAGGGCCCCGGTCTCCTCGTCGAAGCTGAGGTTCAGGGTGGGGATGGCGGCGTTTAGCTGCTCCACAATGTGCTGGATCTCCGCGGCGGCGCTGGCGCTGCCGTCATAGGCCCCCGCCAGCTCGATGAGCTTGTCGATGAGCGTTTCCGCGGCGGCCTGGTTGCCGGTGATGCTCCGGGCGAAGCCGGAGAACTCCCGGTTGACCCCGGAGATCCCCGCCGCCAGCTCCGCCGTGGAGGCTGCGCCCTCCTTGGTGGTGTCGGACAGGGCCCGGACCGCCGGGTCCGCGGCGTTGGCGTTGGCCAGCAGATACCCGATGCCCACGGCCAGACCGCCCACCGCCAGGGCCGGGGCCGCCCCCAGGGCCACCAGCTCGCCCCAGGCGGCCACCAGGGCCCCCACGCCGGAGGTGAGCTTGCCCACCGCCGTCAGTACCGGCCCGGCGGCGGCCGCCACCAGTCCCATGTTGACCACGGCGTTGCGGCTGCCCTCGTCCATGGCGGAGATGGCCGTGACCACCTCCTGGATCCCGGACACCAGGGCCTGGGCCTTGGGCACCAGCAGGTCCCCCATGGTGATGCCCAGCTCCTGGGTCTGGCTCTTGAGAACCGTAATCTGCCCGGCCAGATTGTCCTGCATGACCTCCGCCATCTCCTTGGCGGAGCCCGCGCTGTTCTCCAGCTCGCTCCGGTAGATCCGGAGCTGCCCGGACCCCACCGCCAGCAGCTCGTTGAGGCCCTGCATGCTCGTCCGGGTGAAGGTGGCCTGGAGGGCCGCCGCCCGCTGGGCGTCGCCCATGCCCTCGGTGGCCGTTTCGATGTCCGCCAGGATGTCGATGAGGTCACGGAAGTTGCCGTCGGCGTCCATGACCGCCACGGAGGCGTCCCCGATGGCGATGGCCCCGTTTTTCATCTTCTGGGTCATCTGGGCCATGACGGCGTTGAGCTTGGTTCCCGAGGCGGAGCCGGTGTCGTTGACGCTGGCCATGCCCTCCAGCAGGGCCGTGGTGGTCTCCACCCGCTGTCCCGCCCGGGTCAGGGTGGTGGCGGAGTTGTTCCAGGCCTCGCCCATCTCGGCGGCGGTGGTCTTACTCTTGGCCTGGGCCGTGGCCAGGATGTCCGCCAGCCGGGAACTCTCCTCGGCCTCCATGTTGAAGGCCGCCAGGTTTCCGCTGACGATCCCCGCCGCCTGGGCCAGCTCCAGCCCGGAGGCCGCCGCCAGATCCAGGACGCCGTCCACGCCGGAGAGCATCTGCTCCGTGTTCCAGCCCGCCAGGGCCAGTTCTCCCATGGCGTCGGCGCTCTCGGAGGCGGAGAACTTCGTGGCCGCCCCCAGATCCCGGGCCTTTTGCCGGAGGGCGTCGAACTCCGCCCCGGTGGCGCCGCTGAGGGCCCGGACCTTGCTCATGGACTCGTCGAACTCCGCCGTGACCCGGACCGCCGCGGCCCCCAGGGCCAGCAGGGGCAGGGTCAGGTGGGTGTTGAGGCTCTGGCCCGCGGCCTGGATCTTCTGGCCCGCGGCCTGGATCTTCTGCCCGGCGGCCTGCATCTGGGCCCCCAGCACCGAGGCCGATGCCCGGGCCTGGGTCTCCAGGCTTTTGAGCTTGATGTTGAGGTCCTCGATCTCCCGCCGGAGGGCCCGCTGCTGCTCCACGGTGGCGTCGCTGTTCCCGGCGCTCTCCAGCTGCCGGAGGGCCTCCTCCTCGGTCTGGATCTTCTCCCGGGTGGCCTCGATGGCCTCCCCCAGATACTGCTGCTTCTGCCGCAGCAGCTCCACGTTCCCCGGGTCCAGTTTCAGGAGCTTCTCGATGTCCCGGAGCCCCTCCTGGCTGGTCCTTATCGTCTTGTTGACGTCCTGCAGGGCCTTGTTCAGTTTCGTGGTGTTGCCGTCGATCTCGACGGTGATGCCCTTGATCGCGCCCCGTGCCAAACGTGTCCCCCCTTAATACCTGCCGCCGTCCGTTTCGCCCCGGCGAACTCCGGCTTCGTCCCGGCGAACTCCGGCTGCGCCCCGGCGAACCCCGGCTGCGCCCCGGCGAACTCCGGCTGCGCCCCGGCGAACCCCGCCGCCGGTCTCTGCCGCCGGCCTGGAGTGTTCGTCATTGCGAGCCAGTGCGCACACTGGCGTGGCAATCCGTTCCACGCCGTCTCGATCCGATCCGGCAGCGTCCAGGTCCCCGCCTGCGTCCGCCGGGCCCCCGGCCCCGCGTCCCGGAACCTCCGGCCCCGGTCAAACCGTAGAAGCCCCCAGTGCCGTCATTGCGAACCAGTCCGCAGACTGGTGTGGCAATCCGTTTCCCCTTGGGCCCCCGGCCCCGCGTCCCGGAACCTCCGGCCCCGCGTCCCGGAACCTCCGGCCCCGGTTAGCCCGCAGCGCCGTCCTAGAACCGGTCAAAATCCTCCTGGGTGGCCACCTCCTGGTAGTCAAACCCGTCGTTGCTGCGCTCCGAGAGCATGTCCGCCACCAGCCCGTAGTCCAGCTCCTCCAGATCCCGGACCCGGAGCCCCAGCTCCGTGACCCTGAGCAGGAAGAGCCCCGTGCTCACCGGCCGGTCGGTGGGGCGGCTGTCCTTTTTTTTTCCACAGTCCCCCGGGTCTGGCCGGTGTAGGCGGCCAGCACGTCCGGCCACTGATCCCGGCCCAGGTCCGTCCGATCCAGCCAGTCGATGTACCCGGCCTCTCCCTGGGCCTCCGCCCGGTCGTAGACGCCGGGGTCCTCCCGGGCCTCGGCCTGGAGGGACATGACGTAGCCCAGCTTCAGGACCCCGTCCACCACCTCCCGGTCCGGGAGGTCCTTGGCCTCCTCCAGCCACTGGAGGAGATCCGCCCCCCAGATCTGCCGGTAGCGGATGGGTGTGGCGGCGTTGGCCCGCATGGGGACCTTGCCGTCCCCGCAAATGATCTCGCTGTACATGGTGTCCTCCTTCAGAGCCTCCCCGGCCCGGCAGGGCAGGGGAGGCTCCGTGCTGTCAGGTGTCAGCCGCCGGACTCCTCAGAGGCCGCCGCGGCCATGTAAACGGACTCATACCAGCCGTCGTAGACGGTGGCGTCCGTGTCCGGGCCGCTGCGGCTCTTGACCACGTCCTTGCCCAGGCTCGCGTTGTAGACCGTGTCCGTGGTGATGGTCAGGGTCTCGGTGACCGGGGTCTTCTGGCCCCGCTCGGTGGTCTGGGAGCTGACGTCCGGCCGCTCGGCGGTGCAGTTGTAGATGACGTGCCGGGTCTTCCGGACGTCCCCGGAGAACTCGAAGAGCAGGGCGAAGGGCTTGCCCTCGGCCCCGGCGTCCTCCACGAAGACGCCGTTGGCGTCCTGGATCTCCCCCAGCACCGCCGTCCGGAAATGGTCCGGCACAATGGCCAGCTCCAGGTCTCCGGAGTAGCCGCCGTTGCTGCCGCCCCGGTAATAGTCGGAGTCGTCGGCCCGGAAGGGGTCGGACCCGGCCTGGGCGTCCAGGCTCAGGTTGACGGCGCCGGGGATGGCCACCGGGGTGCCGAAGGTGGGGGCGCCGTTGTCTCCCAGGGTCAGCACGGCGTAGTGGACGTTTTTGAGGCCAAATTTGACCTTATTGGCTGCGTTAGGCATGCATCATAACCTCCAATTCATAGAGCGTTTCATGGATCCGCTCCGTCTCAATGTAGACCCGGCTCCGTGTCCACTGGAGCTCCCACCGCCGGAGGATCCGCTCCGCGGCGGCCTCCGCCCCCGGGTCCCGGGCGAAGGTGTAGAGCTCCAGATGCAGGGGCTCTATCCCCTGATAGTTCTCGTCGTCGGCGTAGAAATCCTCGCCCCCGGGCAGGTTGTAGATCAGGTAGGGCGGGTCCGGGGCCTCCCCGGGCATCCACTGTCCGTAGGCCCACCGGCAGCCGCCGCCCACCTCCTCGGCGATCTCCGCCGCCAGGGCCGCAATGTCGCTGTTTGTCATGTGATCTCCTCCAGCTTCTCGGTGACGGCCCGGACGAAGGCCTTCTGGGCCGCGTCGTTGACCGCGGCGATGTGGGGAAATTCCCCGCTGCGGCCCCCGTTCCGGAGGGCGTGGCCGTACTCCAGCAGGTGGGTGAGTCCCGGCTTTGTCCGGTTGTGGACGATGACGGAGATCCCGTCCCGGGTGGTCTCCGTCCGGACGGTCCAGCCGTCGGCGTAGTGCCGGCGGTGGCCGCCCCGGGGGGAGGTGGCCTCCAGCTGCTTCCGGGCCTCCCGGCCCACCGGCGGCGCCGCCTCCCGGATGGCCTCGGTGGCCTTGTCGCCGTATTCCTCCATCAGCTCCGCCACCGCGTCCTCCAGCTCTCCGATTCCCACGATCTTAGACACCGGCCTTCACCTCCGTGTAGAGCTCCAGCCGCCCGGTCCCGGGCTGATAGACCCGGTAGACGCCATAGGTCTCGCCCCCGAAGCGGATCTCCGTCTCCCCGGCGTATTCCGCCGGGTCCACGGTGAACCGGTATCGGGCCCGTATGCCCACCTGACCGGCCCGGGCGAACTCAGAGCCGGAGACGTGCTCCGCCCGGCACAGGATGGCCTTCTCCCGGACCACCTGCCGGGTGATCCCCAGGCTGTCCCGGGTGTCGGATCTGGCCACCAGGATGATTTTCTCACTCGTCGCCATTCCCGTCCCCCCAGTCCGTGTAGCCCGTGGCCATGCCCAGCTGGGCCTTCTGCCGGTCGTAGGCCTCCGAGAGCCGGTCATATTCTCCGTTTGCCGCGTCCCCGAAGTGGGCCCGGCAATAGGTGGTCACCGCCCGGAGCACCAGCGGGTCCTCCGTGTCCAAATTGGACACACCCGCCAGCTGGAGGTCCGCCCTTGCCGCGGCGATCAGGTCCCCGATCTCCTCGTCAAAGACCGTGTCCGACCGCCGCAGGGCGGTCTTGACCTTGTCCAGTGTGGCCATGTCTCGTCTCCTCTCCGGATCCCCCGCGGGGATCCCCGTAAATCGCCGCCCGCCGTCGAGGCAGGCCCCGGCCCCGCGTCCCGGAACCTCCCGGACCGGGAAAACGCTGGAGCCTAAAGTGCCGTCATTGCGAACCAGTCCGCAGACTGGTGTGGCAATCCGTCTCTCCGCCGCCCGGATGAATGGTTCCACCCTCCGGGACCTCCCCGGGGCGGGCGTCGATGGTTATCAGTCGCCGGTGCCGGTGGCAGCCGCGGCGAAGGTGATCTTGACAAAGGCCAGAGGATTCTCCAGGCCCGCGTCAAAGAGGGAGTAGCCGGAGACCACGGCCTCGAAGGTCTTGGCGTCCATGTCCCGATTGAGGAACAGCTCCTCGAAGTTGTTGGCCAGCAGCAGCCGGGGGATGCCGATGTAGCAGACGGAGTCGGCCAGGTTGATGTCCTCCTTCACCGCCGCGCCGTAGATCCGGCCCTGGACGGTGGGGTCCACCATGTCGCTGGGGATGAAGGCCTTCTTGCCGGATCCGTCCTCGATCCCGGCCAGGATGTTCCAGATGGTGTCCGAGTTGGCGTAGACCACCCGGGCGCCGCCGCCCCGGATCAGGGCCAGAGCGCTGCGGAGACCGGCGTCGGTACTGGCCACCGCCGTGAGCTTGTTGGCCGCTGCGATGCCGTAGGTGGCGTTGTCCAGACGGCTGAGGATGTGGAGTTCCTTGGCCACGCCGATGCGCTCGGCGATGTGCCGGACCATCCAGTCCTCGAAGGCGTCGATGCTCTGCCACTGCATCTTCCGGGAGATCACGATGTGCTTCTTGATCTCCACACCGGTGAGGGTCAGGGCGGAGAAGGTGTCCTGCTCGTCGTCATTGGCGGCGGCCTCGTCGGTGGCGGCTGCGTTGCCCTGGTTGATGGCGGTGTGCCGCACCAGGGAGAAGCCCTGGGTCATGGACTCCTTGGTGGCGTCGGCGTAGATGGGGTACTGGCTCTCCACCAGCTCCACGATCCGGTTGAGGATGTTGGTGGGCACCACCGCCTGGGTGTTGGAGGTCAGGAAGGTGAAGGCCGCGCGCTCCTCGGTGGTCATCTCACCCAGCAGGGGGACGTTGTCCCGGACTGCGATATTTTTGAGCCACGCCCGGCGATACTCCGGGCTTTCGGCGGTGTAGCTGCGGGTCTCCGGCGTCTGCTCCGGGTCCCGGAAGCTCCGGACCGGGGTGCCGGTCTGGCCTCCCGCCACCCGGCGCATCAGCTCCGCCCGGGTCTCCACGGCCTGCCGCTCCTCCTGGAGGGCGGCCCGGCGCTGCTCCAGCAGCTCCACCTCGTGCTGGAGGGCAGAGAGGTCCGCGCCCTCCCGGCCCAGCTCCTGGTGGATGGCGGCCATGCGGCTCTCCACCTGGGCCTCGGTCATCATTGCGATCATCTGTTCAAGGGTCATTTCGTTGCTCCTTTCGGCATGGTCCGGAGCCGCAGCTCCAGCCGTTTTCTCGTCTCTTCTTTCCGCGCCGCTTCCAGTCGCTCCGCTGTCTCCCGCTCGATCACTCCGTCGATCCAGGCCGCGCGGGCGGATATATCAGTCCCGGGGTTGGCCGGGAAGGATACCGGACTTACGTCGTATACCTTGTCGATCCGGCGGATGGTCCGGGTCCGGGTCTCCGGGTCCCAAGCGTCCTCCGCCACCGTGAAGGCAAAACTCATTTTCGGGTAGTTCCCCGCCACAATGTCCTCGTAGTGGGCCCTGGCCGCCGCCGTGCGGCTGAGATCCGCCTCGATCCCCAGGCCCCGGCCGTCCACCGTCAGGGTGAGGCTCCCGGCGCTGGACCGGGCGTAGACCTGCCCCTGGTGGTCCACCCGGTAGACCACGTCACTGAGGTCCGCCCCGTTGAAGGCCCCCGGGTCCACCTGCTCATAGAATTCCGTCTCCCCGTCCCGGTAGAGGAGATACCGGTCCCAGGTGCAGGCGTGCCCCCGGACCCTGTATTCCTGCCCCTCCGGGATCTCCGGGGCCCCGAAGGCCCGATACTCTCGTCCGTCTCTGCTAGGCATTTGCCTCTCCTCCTTCTCTGGCGTCCGCCACTTCCTCCGGCTCCGGCAGCACCGGTGCCTCCGTCTCCGTATCCTGGTTCTCCGGGGCCTCCAGGCCCGCCCGGCGGCGGGAGCCGTCGGCCTCCAGGATGTAGTACTCTCCCCGGATGGTGTAGGCCTGCCCGGCCCCGTCCGGCAGGGGCGGGAGATTCCAGATGGCCCGGATCTCGTCCCGGTTCATGATCCCCCGGTCCGCCATCTGGGCGGAGACCTTGAGCTTGTCCGCCGTGGTGGCGAACTGGAGCCGGTTGGAGGTCAGCAGGAACTCGTTGCCCCGCCGCCGCTCGTTCTGGGAGAACAGCATGGCCGAGTGGACCTCGCTGGCCTGGATGGCGAAGGGCTCCGTGGCCCCCTCGTAGAAGGCGTTCCAGGCGTCTCCCACGGCCTTGTTCTGGAGAACGTCGTCGTTGACGCCGAAGTAACCATAGACATTCTGCCGGATCTCCGCCGCCTCCTCGGGCTTTACCGTGTAGGGGCTGGAGGTGATCTGCTTGATGTCGGCGTAGGTGTTGGGGAACAGCAGCACCCCGTTTCCCGCCGCCTCGGCGGAGAAATTCTCCCGGGTGAACCGCTGCCGCTCCTTTTTGAGGTCCTCGGTCTTGGAGAAGTTGGAGACCCTGGCCATGAACCGGTAGGTGGCGGAGTTTTTCACCGCCTCGGCGATGGCCTGGTCCTGGAGGTTGATGAGCTCCATGGTGCTGCCCAGGGCGGCGTTATCTGTGCCGAAGAGGTCGTCCCGATACTGGAATTTGGTCATGATCCCGCAGGCGGAGAGCTCCACCGCCGCGGTCTGGCCGCTGGCGAACCGGTACCGGAGCCAGGCCTCGCTCCCCACGTCCAGGACCTCGCACCGGTCCGGCAGCACCGGGAAGACTCCCGTGGGCTCCAGCTCCGGCCCTCCCAGCACCGGCACGATGAAGGCCGTGTTCTGCATGTCCAGGATGGTGGACAGCCGGTAGAGGTACTGGCTCCAGGTCATCAGGGCGTTGGGCCGGACCCGCAGGGCCCCGGTGAGCCTGGGCCGGGCGGAGCCGTTGATGGTGACGGAGAGCTTCGCCGCGTGCCGGGCCCTGGCGTCGATGGCCGCCCGGATCAGCGCCGCCTCGTAGAGCTTTCCGTCCCAGCTCCGGAATACCGGCGTGTAGGCCGTCAGGGTCCGGAACAGGCTCTCCGCGGAGCCGCCCCCGCCCCTGGGCCTCCGAAAAATCTTCTCCAGCAGTCCCACAGAATTCCTCCTTTTTCCGTGTCCAATTTTAAGTGAGACCCGGGTCCGTGTCCAATTTGGACACGGCCCCGTCGGTCGAATTTATCCCCGCAGGGGAGGACACGCCGCCGGGACCTCCCCGGCCCGATTTCCGCTGCCGCCCAAAGTGCCGTCATTGCGAGCCAGTGCGCACACTGGCGTGGCAATCCGTCTCTCCGCCGTCCGATGAGCGGCACCCGGTCCCCTAGGCCGCGTTTTTAAGCTGCTCCCCGATCTCCCCGTGCCATTTCTGCCGCACGGTCATGGCGTCCAGCAGGGCAGCGGCCCCGTCTATGTGGTCGTATTTGCCGATCTTCACCGGCTTTTTCTTCTCCTGCTCCGTGTCGATCTTCACCCCCATGTTCAGGAGGTGGATCTTGAGGAGGTCATTGTCCCCCAGGCGGAAGACCCCGTCCCGCATGAGGCCCTCGGTCTCGTCGATGACCGGCGTCAGGTTGAACCCCTGGAACACGTCGTCCATGTGGAAGCCCTCCGCCGCCATCTCCTGGACCAGGTACTGGGCGGTGTACCGGTCGTAGCCCACCTTCAGGGGCAGGATCTCGTACTCCCGGACCAGCATCCGGAACCAGTCGAGGCAGTCGCGGTAGTCCACGAAGTTGTCTCCGCTGGCCGCCAGCAGCCCCCGCTGCATGTAGATCCCGTAGGGCAGGTTGTCCCGGGCCGCCGCCTCCTCGATCCGGGCGGCGGGGAGCCAGAACCGGGCGAAAACGTAGAGCCGCCCCTCCTTTTCGATGACCACGCAGGCCGCCGTCAGGTCCGTGGTCCTGGACAGGTCCAGGCCGCCCACGCAGTAGCTGCCCCGGAAATCCTCCAGGCTGAGGGTCTCCCCGCTGCAAAGGTCCACCGCCTGGGTGGTGAGCCAGGCCTGGGAGGAACTCTGCTTGATGTTGCAGAATTTCACCAGGAACTCGGCCTTGGCGGAGAGGCTCCCCTTGGCCACGGCGATCCGCTCCCGGAGATAGTCCTCGCTGAGGCTGATCCCCAGATTGGGGCTGGCCTTTTTGAGCTCCTCCAGATCGTCCCATTTTGCCGGGTCGTCGATCATGTAGAGGATGGGCAGCAGCCGGCTCTCCTGGCTCTCGCCCATGAGGACCCGGGTGGACCGGGCCACCAGGTCGTCGTAGATCCCGTCGGAAACATATCCGGCGGTGGAAATCGACAGGGTCAGGGGCTGGGACCGGGAGCCGGTGGCGGAGGTCATGACCTCGTACTGCCGGAGGCCCTGGGTCCCGGGCCATGCGGCGATCTCGTCGCAGACCGACAGGGACGGGTTGAAGCCGTCGGATTTCTTGGAGTTGAAGGCGATTTTCTTGACGATGGAGTTGGTGGACTCCACGTAGTAGTCCGCCTTCCGCCGCCGGGTGATGGAGGAGAGCTCCGGCTCCATATGTACCGTCTGCCAGATACTCTGGTAGACCAGGTCCGCCTGGTCCAGCTTCGGGGCCAGGCAGTAGATCTCCGCCCCGTACTCCCCGTCGAGAAACAGGCAGTAGGCGGCGATGGCCGCGGCGAACAGGGTCTTGCCGTTCTTCCGGGCCACGATGATGACGATCTCCCGGAACCACCGGAGCCCCTCCGCGTCCACCAGGCCGAATATGGCGGAGACCGCCGCCTTCTGCCAGGGCTCCAGCTTCAGCCGGTCGCTGCGGCCCTTGGAGTGGTGGACGAAGCCCTCGATAAACCGGATGGCCCGCCGGGCCTTCCGGGCGTCGAACCGGTAGCGGCCCGCCGCCAGGTCCCTCTCGATCATCTCATAGACCGCCAGGACCCACCGGCCCACCGTCACCTCTCCGGCCCGGATCATCCCGAGATAAACCAGGATCCAGTTTTCCACCGCCGCGTCCAATCTCTCACACCTCCGCCCTGACCGCCGTCCTCTCCGCCGTCCCAAATTATCCGCCGTGTCCTCCCCTGCGGGGATAAGTTCGACCGACGGCTCCGTGTCCAAATTGGACACGGCCCCGGGTCTCACTTAAATTTGGACACCGCCCCGGCCTTCTACTCCCGCATCATCTCCAGGAGCCTGCTCTGCTCCACCTTCACCGGGGCCATCTCCGCCAGGGTCCGCATGACGCTCTGGTAATTCTTGTCGAGCTTTACAAACATGGCGGCGCTGGGCCGCTCCCGCTCGTAGGGCTCGCACTTCTCCGACTGCTGGAACATCTCCGTTCGGCCGTTTTCCTCCAGATCCCGGTAGAGCTCGTCCAGCTGCACCCGCAGCCGGGCCGCCTGGACGATCAGCCCCTCGGCCACGGCAATCTTCTCTTTCGGCAGCGTCTCCAGGATCCTCCGGAGCCGCCGGACCTCGCTCTTTACGGTGACCTCTTTCGCCTTCGCCATTTCCCGGCCTCCCTCCGTGTTAGTCCAATCTACTCTCGCAAATTCCCGATTTCTCCGCCGCTGCCCGGCCCGTCTCGTCCGCCTTAACGGCCCCGGAGCCGGGCCCGGCAGCACCGAGGCCCCGAGCCGGGGCAGGGGGGAGGGGGTAAAACTCCCTCGCGCGCCCGCGCTCAAATCTCGCGCCCGCGCCCGCGCCGCCTGCCCGCGTCGTCCGCCCGCGCCCGCGACCCCAGAGCGGAAAATGTATC